AAATACCCAGTCAAGACTTCCATCGGGAACATGAATTAGAGCGTCCTGGCTAAAGTAGCGAAGAATAACTATCTTATTGCTCCATCTCCTGGTATTATTTTTAAACTGTCTAAAAAGTGCCTCGTGATTAGCAGTTCGCTCTACTGAATTACGCTGTAAGGTTAATATATGTTCCTTATCAGAAACCTCCCATGGATCTACACAGTAGTACTTTTTTATCCCAGGAAGATGACTAAGTATCTGTTGTGCGAATATACCTCGGAATATACCAATCTCTGCGCCAACAGCATGTGGTCTATCCTTAAGAACTTTCTTCAAAGTTCTTACTTGATCCTTCATCTCATTACTTTTCCTTTCTTTCCTATCATCTGTCGTAAGGAGGTGGTTTTTCCGATATTTCTTTTCTTCACTACTCTTTCTCTTACTAGACCCTTTCTTCTTGTTGGCACCCGAATTGGTTTCTCTTTCTTTGCTGCTTGTTCAGTACTGACTTTTTGACCCGTTTGAGCCATTACCTTATATCTCAAAGCAGTTTCTTTCTTAGGCCGTCCTATATTGGCAGAAAAGATAAGTGCATTCTTTCTAAAACCCTTATCAATCCAACCTCGTGGTATCTGGGCAATCTTAATACTAGACTTTTTATGTATTACATATGCACGCCATAAAGCAGTTTGTCCCCACCCTTTGGGAATATACTTAAATACCTCTGTATCAATAACGCTATGATAAGTCTTAAGAAACTTTCTAGACTTCTTGTTAACTGTAAACCCTAAAATACATCCATACGTTTTCCTCCACTCGGGTGTAGCACCTGGTCGCAGAAGTAGGGATACATCAGCTAGATTAATTAAGTTAAAGACTGAATCTAATTTTCTATTAATATATAGATCAATATCTAGATGAAGAAAAGAGTTCCCCTCACCAACAAAATCAAAAGCTTCAAGTAACGATCTTTTATAGCGTTCATAAATGGATATGTAATGCTTCCAGTGGGCAAATGCTGGCGCACCATAACGGGTGCCCTCCTTCTCTACCTTCTTTTTCCCCTTTAATAAAGCCTCTTTCTTCATACCGCTTACATCTATTAACCACTGCCAATCTGTTTCGCTATTTTTAACTGTCAAATTCTTGTATATCCCTTTCAGCCTCTTTATCATATCATCTGTATAGTCCATAGTGTGCAACAGAAAAGGTATATCTTCCCCATGACAAGCCTTAAAAGAGACCAACATACCTATTGCAAAGTCATAATAGCCATCAGTAGCAAACGAGTGGACTAGCATTACACTCTCCTCAAGAAATTGGCAGCAACCTTCTGTTTTCTATATCCATTATTACCCTGGACTATGAGTACATTAGACCTAAATCCAGTCTGTATAAAGTTCTTTGGTATCCTGCCCCATTGAATATCTGAGTCTTTTAGTTCTAGATGTGCCTTCCAGCAAGATGTTTGTCCATAACCTCGAGGTTTATTAGCCAAGGGTATAGCATCTATATGTCTCCTCCAAGTTTCTAGAAATCTATCTGCTTGTACGTTGACCTTAAACCCCATTGCACAGCCAAATATCTTAAACTGAACTGCTTTAGTGGGCCTGAAAACCAATGAAACATCATTGGCTTCTATAATCCTAAACAAAGGATCAAGAGATTGATGAATAAAACTGTCTACGTCTAGATGAAGGAAGCAATCACCTGCAATACTAAAAGCATCTTGTAGTGAATCCCTATAGCGATCTTCTACAGATACATACTGCTTCCAAACTACACTCTTTGGCTTGACGAAGACCTTCTCTACCTGCCACTTGAGTTTCTTTAATTCCTCGACACTCCTGCCGGCTCTTTCACTTAGAGCCTGCATATCAATCTGTTCGTTTGAGACAATTAGATTGCCGTATAGAAAATGCAAATGATCAATCTGTTTCTCGCTAAGATTTCTAGTAGTTAGAAAGAATGGGATCTCTTCCCCATGGTGTTGCTTAAAGGAAAGCAACAGTGCTTGTCCAAAGTCAAAAAAACCATCTGTAAGATAGGAATGTATTAGCATTACTTCTTCTTTCTATTAAGAATAGCGTTCTTGTGTATGCCAACCTTGACAACCATTTCTTCATAGCCTGCAAAGCTTAGTATACTTTCGCAACCATCTCGGGTATTTAGATCTTCTACCGGAAATATCCGGAAGTTATCCGGAAACGATATCTCATAAGTTGCTGAGACTGCATCGTAATAATCCCAATACAAGCCTATTGCTTCTTCCTTACCGACATCAAATCTAGGATAGCATCCTTTGTATGGACACTTCTTCTCTTTCGGCCACTGAGTCTCGTCCCAATGCTCGCTATCGAAACGCGTCCAATGGTTTCGCTTAGGAGTCTTCCTTACGAAGCTCTTGACAACTAGCTCTTTATCTCGCTTAAGGCATATAAACTTAGTGTCATGATACTTTGCAAGGATAGAAGTCACATAAGGCAAATTCCATAGCGCGATATCGACAACAGTATCTGCGCCATTAAAACGACGGTGTAGTTTCTGCATATATTGGTCAAGCTTCCTCTCATTAACTTTATATGGTAGAAGCATAGTCTCATGTGTAGCACTGGTACGAGACTGACACTGAAACAATGCCTTCAGAGACATGGTGCCACATCGTCCTGTACCTAAGCCTATAATTAACTCAGACATTTATTATTTCTTCTTAGCATATCTGCTTCTTACTTCCAATATAGGTAGTAGCTTTTCCTCAAAGATCTTCTGGCTTACAAACACAGAATGTAACTCTTTCTTAAGGCAGGTAAAAACAAGATCATGTTTCTTTTCTACCAATTTACTTACATAATTATCTTGATACATCTCTATGATAGTATAGCCACTATAACGAGCTAGTTCTTTAAAGAAATGGAGAGGATAGCCCCAACGACCATGATTGATCCAATGACCTTTCGCAGGAATCATATGAAGCATTAGAGCACCAGGCTTACAAAGATTAAAAGCATTCCAAAAACAACTATACTGATTCTTTACATGCTCTGAAGTTCCACCGTCAATCAATACATCGAAAGATTCTAATAAGTCTATATTATCTATTGGTTTATCTAGATCTATTGGTAATGCCCCATCTTTCTTATTAATATCTAGCATAGTAATCTCAGAAGCACCACAATGCATAAAGTAAGTAGAAGCAAGTTTACTACCTAGCTTTATCTGAATTTCATCAGTACCTCTCTTCAGGTAAAGATTACCATATATACATATCCGCTTGCTAGACACATCTACATGCTGTTCGATAAACTGTAATGTTGCTATATTAAGCCCCATCTTTGATCTCGTTTATCTCAAGAATTTGATAGTCTGTCTGCAGCTCAGCTATTTCTCTAGCTTCCTCGATACTATTAGCAGATGCAAAAGAAGTCTTAATAATCTCATACTGTTTCATTTTGCTCCGCCTTAAACTGCTCGATATTCTCTTGCACTAAAGCTACATAGTCAAGCTTCCAGTGAGGCTTAATAATATATGTTCCTGGGGCAATACGCTTATTAACCCAGTTCATTGATTCGTCGTATCCCTTGCCCGGGCCCCATACACAGAGATGATAGCTTCCCGTACCTCCAAATCGATACAGGTAGTAAAGATCTTCATCGGAGATAGGATAACATTGCCTAGCTTTTTCACCCCTCTTCCGGCCGCCCTCGGGTAAGCTACCTGCCATGTAGAGCTCATCATCTACAAGCCATACCTTCTTAGCAGCTATCTCAAAATGAATATCCTGTCCTGACTGTTTAGGAAGATATCCTCCCATGGTCTCATAGAACTCTCTACTATAACCACTCATAGCATGGGCCACATTCTTCTTGGGTCTGTAGTGCACCTTGCCACCGCCCCAATACCAGAACATATTAGGCTTATAGTAGTGGCGCATAGTCATCTTCTCAGCTATGATCGAGAACCGATTGGGCAGATGAATATCATCATCATCCCACTGCATAACAATATCGCCAGTAGAGAGATCCGTAGACATATTTCTCTTGTCGCCTATCGTAGGAAGTCTCTCGGGCAGATTAATAAGTTTCACATTCTCCGGAGCATCTGGCCACTCTAAAAGAATCTCTGGATGATCATTAAGAATGATTAGTTCTGTCTCACCCGGATAATCTTGGCGTAGAAAGCATTCAACTGCCTCGCCTAACATCTCAGGTCTGCCAAATGTCATACAACAGCCCGAGATCTTGGGTAGCTTATCCCAATGGGAGAAATCATACTCACGACTCATCAATAGTCCTTACCGTTTCGTACTTGAACGTAGTCAGGTTAAATGGCAAATTGCACTCCATACACATAAACCGCGGCTCATCTTCCGCTAGACTTAGAACCACATGGCAGTGCACTGGATGATGTCCACAGCCTGGACAATAATAATCGATTGGCTGCCATTGCATCGAGTGATATCCTTTTAATCCCATTAGTTCATCTCATTCAGCAGAGCTAGCATGGCCGGCTCAAGCTCATTACGCCATATGGCATCCATGTTAAATGTCTTACGCACATGAGTCCTCATCTTAAGAGCAGACTCTTGCTGCATCTTACCTAAGATTATCTTGGCTACCTGGCGCCAGTACATATCAGGCTGATCACCTGGCTTCTGAAACTGCATATCACGGTGCCAGCTGCCATAGTCCCAGAAGAGCGCATTATTACCTGTAATCTCTCTCATCATATCCAGTGAGCAATTAGCCACTATCAAAGCGCCACCCATAAGGGATGCCTCTGGCAGCACCAGTCCAAAGCTCTCGTGATGTGTAGGGAACATGAACAGGTTACCTAGCATCATCAATTCAGCTACCATCTTAGCCGGTAGACCGAGCTCCCACTTAGGAGCATCAAATCGAGAGGTAAACACAAGATCCTTGTCGGGCCTCAAGCCTGCAGCTTTGCCCTTCTCGAGATACCCCTCAACCGTTTTACGATGATGATCTACGTTGCACCACTGATTAACAATAACCAGTCTAACTGATTGCCGAAACACCTTCTTCATTGCACCAAAGGTCTTGATAAGAAAGTCAACTCCCTTAGCACTTAGACGATCAACTGAAGCAGGATAGATCTGAACGATATCAGCATTCATTAGATCATACTTATCTATAAACTGACAAGTAGGACCACTGAACTCAGCAAACTCTCTAATATCCTTTACATGGTGGATCGGCCAAACATGATCGATATCCCCGCGAAACTGTTCTGCCACTCTCATAGCATCAGTACGATTGGGAAATACAATCTTGTGACCAGGTCCATACTTTTTGATATTCCAGATAGCATTAAGACCAGAAGGACAGCTATGGACCCAATGCATCCACTTAACATTCGGTCTTTCCTTAGCTACCATCTCTACCGCTAGCGCATATGGGTAATGAGTATTCAGGAAGATGATATCATGAGTAAAGATCATATTGAGATCATGATCGTCAATCATTTTCTTAAGTGCCTCTACTGTACCCTCAACTAACTTCTCATGCTTCGCCTCAATAGCAGGCTTAGCATATGGTACATCGAGTGCACCGGTAGGAATAACCTTATGCATCGTGCATTCTTTAAAGTACTTATCTGCCTCTTTAAAGCTATCACACACCATAAGATGTGGCGGATAGCCACCTCTGGTGAGCTGACGAATCTGACTACGAATCAGGTTGGTAAGTGAATACCCAGCTGCATAATAGGTAAAAGAGGTAAACACCCCCACTACAGGTTTTATCATCGAAACTCCTTTCTTAAATGGGCTTACTTATATTGTACCACACCTTTTCCTGAAATGGTTATTTATTTATAATAGTAATAGGATTTATGAGAGAATACTCTACAAGAACCTTCTCATCAAATGCTGTGGTGTAATCGGTTTCTAGCGTATATCGTACACGATTATCCGCTGTCCGAGATGTCTTCCACATCTTCAAATCGTCGATCGGCTTGTTGGCAACGCCGACATTTTTAATCCTGTCGTCGACTTGCATCACTCTTTGAACGACTTCATTAATGATGAAGTCTTCTCCTATATCAAGGTTATTGATATAGTCATACATCGCTCCAACGATAGTCCTATTGATACTGGCCCTATCTCTACTAGTGAGTGTCTCACGATAGGTAATGGAGAGTACCATTTCAATACCTATCTCTTTCGGTGGAAGCGCAAAGCCTCTATTCCCAAAGCTTTGTACCTGATCGACTATATCCTGCACGGCATCTATTAGCTCATCCGTAACCCTAGCATCTAGACTCTTAACATACACTCCAAATGTACCTAGACCACGCACATGGGGAGTCATAGACACATCAGCTACACCAGGAACAGAGAGTGCACCTAAGCGGATAGCTGTCTCATTGCCCATCTCAGAAGCAGTAACCTGCTTTGAAATCCTAAATCTAAAATCTTCATCAGTCTCCAATCCACGACCACTAGTGATAGACGCACGGTTACGAACTAGTAATGTACCATTACCCTGATCAGTATAGTTTGTAAAATCGTGATTGACCAGTGTATCCTGACCCACGTTGGCAAGTACACCCTGCTGTGTAGCAGTAACTGATACAGCCTGCTGATTAGCAGCTGTATCTAGGATTGTGTCCTCTGCTATATAGTAATAGACACTGTCATCCGATCCAACTGTCGTGGGAGATGTCCATATCCTAGTGCCTTTGGGTACAAAGATATCACTATCATCATTGATACTGCCAAAGGTAGGTGCAAAAGTATAGAAGATCACATTCTGTGATCCTGATACTGTACCAGCAGCTATTGGCTGCAGTCTCTCCAGGCCAACAATCTCACCCATATAGTCAAGAAACTCGCCTCGAGCCGTAGACAGATAGGTATTAGCTAGATTGATATCAAAGATCTGATATGTTTCTGCCAACTGCCTACTAAATATCTCAAGAATAGCCCTGGCTTTAGCACCGGGTGAGAGCTGTGTGATATTAGTCTCTTGAGTCAGCTGTCGTAGCCCGCTATCTATGATATCACTGTAATCTCTTCTAATTAAAGCCATCTGTCTAATCTCCTACAAAAAGTATACGACTACGTACAAAAAGTATATGGTATGTCATTCTGTAAATGTTCATGTGTATCTCTATAACACTTATTACACCACTCTTTCATCGGAACCCCTATATGTCGTAAATCATTACTCCCAAATCAGTAAAATCAAAAGAGAATGGTATCTCTAACCTGCCTTCCCCTTCTGGATCTAAGGCGCCAACCTGTATAGTTAAGAGGATACCAAGAGTATGTGCATCCCACTTGGCCCACTCAAATTCAATATCTCCCTTGTCTATAAAATCATCATTGGTAAGACCTTCTGTAATAGACTCTATAAGAGCCTCAACAGTTTCCTCTACATTGGGTTCACCAACATACTGCTGTGCATTGGTACCCAGCCATGGATGCTGGGGCCAATCTCCAACGTTTGTTAAGATTCTTGTAATCACCTCTTGCTTGAGAGAGAGAAGTGGATATAACGAAGTGTCTACAAGCCCACCTCCTGGATCCAATACGAGATCTCCATCCGCGGAGAATCTAAGATCGATCTTTTGATAATCAGCCATTATATTAAGAAATCCTTGATCATCCCGACTACATCAGCTAGTATATCTACATTCTGAAACGGGATATCGAGTTGTAGTGTTGCATTGGGTGTTGTCATAGTAGAAGGGATTGTAGATGAGAGCACTGTATTCAAAACCCACAAACCAGCTACTCTGATCTGGCCTAGATTAGCATGGATCGCTGTCTTGCCACTGATGAAATTTCCAAATACACTATCACTGGTTATATGATGATCAGTACTGCCGGCTATAGTAACCTTGTCATCTCGGAGAATTATGCCGGCTGAAGATTCAGGCCGATACTTCTGTATTTTAGCATCGATCTTTATCGTGCTCTGTGGTTTATTTACAGTAACATCTCCAGGCATTAGGTCGTACCTCCTGACAGGGTCCTCATGGGACCATTAATAATCATATCTTGAGCAACTTTTGCATTGGTATCATATGACGTAGGCAGTCTAAAGATTCTTCCATTGTTATAGCCATAGGCACCATAAGTATAAACAATTACTCTATCTCCAATCCTTGGTTGCCATTGTGCTACAATCACTTCAGCAGAATCTCCGAATTTAATCCAGGCACCTGTTTCGTATACCTCACCTTCAGAAATAGTATTACCAAGCAAATAAGGCTTACCTTCTGTCCACCATGATGGAGAGATCAGAGCTGCAACCTTTGCCTCATAATAACCATTTTCATTCCTGATTGCATCTAGGCGTCCTATAGTTGCCTTAACAGGCACCTCAAGATCTTTCATCAGCTGCTCTATAGTTAGTTTCCGTGTTCCTTCTTGTCCCATCTTATATCCCTAAAATCTCTTGTGAGTTAGCAGCAAGTTTCTCCCAGCTTATTAAATCATCAGCCAACTGAGCGGTTGCATCAAGACCTTCACTAAAGCCCTTTCGCATTAAATGAAATTGATTCAACAATATATCACTTGTCTCAGGAGCCTCAAAGCCCTCGAGACCTGTAACCCATGGAATACCATTGTGATACATAGGTACAACCCTTATCACAGCATGATCTCTAATATATCCACCGAGAAAGTAACCTGCCAATAGTACTGGAGCAGCAAACATAGGATAAGCAAGTGTGAACCTACCAAGCGTAGCTAGCAGACCTAGCTTTGTAAAATCCCTAACAAAATCACCACTCATAAAACCAGCTATTAAGTCATTTCCTCCATCCTGCCATCTAACTCCCATAACATCTAATACTGTTCTATACGCATATACCCCAATAGCACCTACAGCTGTACGCTGAGCAGTTTCACCAATAGTAGTATATAGATCTGGCTTAAGCTGAGTGATGAATCCTGTCTCTTCACTAAATGTATGGACAACCTGCTCCACCTCGAATGGACCAGACATATCATTATAGAAATCATTTAAGAAACATACATCAAATGGCTGTATACGAGGATTACCAAGTATAGTGATCTCCCCATCATAGATATCTCTTAACGCATACATCAGATAGGAAGTTCCCATACGTTTAAGTCTTTCATCATCTGCATTATTATTCTCTACGTATTTCCAATTGATGTGACTATCATCCATACCGTCTAGCTGGATCCTTTCTATCTGTTGACTTGTTCCTAGTCTTACAAGGGAGGTAGGACTTATATATCCACGTAGATGAATACCATTAGAAACATCACGCTTAGTTAATATCATCCCATTATCTATAATATCAGTATAGCTGCTCAGCATATGGTACCGTCTAAACGGCTCACGTCTCATTGTTGCAGCTTCCTCTTCTAGCAATTTGAGCTTATGAATAGCTAACTCTTCTTCTCTATTCAAAGTACTCTGTCCGGTAACATTAGCCCAGAAGTTTGATAGCCAGTTCTGATGTGCAGGATTCATTGCATTAGCATTGTCCACAACCCGGCGTAACTTCGCTAGCTGATCTCTAACTTGATCCCAATTATCTGGGACTCTCCAAAGATATGTCATTGCAGGTGAGCCAAGAAACAGTGTATTGCGCCAGCGACGTCTACCCTTTTTGTCTAAATCTTGGTATGGTCTGACCCCTGTTACATATCCCGGAAACATGAGAGCAAGGTCCAACATTCCCTGCCATAGTGTCCTGCCATTAAGAATGAAGTTATACCCAGCCTGAGTCATATATTCTACATCACGATCAGTTACATAGATATTATCATCACTAGGATTATTACTCCAGTTCCACCTCTTATACCAGACTCCTCTTATATTCTTCTGCTCTTCATAAATCTCTAAGGAATCTTCCCATCTACCAAAATGTTTCATCTCTGGGTGCGACATAATCCAGTTAGCAATCTTAGTTGGGTCTGAGGCTCCTCGCATAATAACATCATTATCCTCGACACCTTTAATTTCTTGAACAAGCTCAGTGCCAAATGACTGTGCGACAATCTGCAACGTACCAGGACCGGGCTGTGACTCTGTCACATGACCAACGAATACTGTTTCAAGCTTCTCTGGATTATTAGAGTATCCCAGCTTAAGAACAATATCTGTACCCTCTCTGAATATCATACCACGACCCACTGGCTCTCTCACCCAATTTTCACGATTTCTTTTTAGCTTATCAACTTCTTCCTGCTTCTCCTGTGTTTGTTGCTCATACTTCTCCTTCTTAATTCTATGTGCTACTCTTTCGTGACCAGTAGTTATACGACCAAAAGCCTTAGCATTTGCTTTTAGATCCTTGAGCTCTTCCTCTGCTTTTATAATCTTTTCATCCTGTACTCTCCTGCGTACGGCAGACTCTGCACTCTCTTGCTCTCTAATGCCTCTAGCAAATTCAGCAAGTTCCTCGTTACGCACATGTATATACCAATCATCAGTGACAACCCTATTCTCATCCATATCCTGTAAAACAGCACGACCAATTTGAGCAGATATTTCTGGAAACCTAAAAGATGAAGCAACTATCTCAGTAAAACGTGGCTGAAGGACGAGCTCTTTATTTTTCCACGCAGCTTGACACAACAAGAATGTACCAATACGGATATTGGTTACAGGATCAGCAAGTTGATCTGGACTATAGCGCTTTCCGTCTGCTAGCTCACCTTGTCTTACGGTAATGCCCAATGGTCCATATTGACCTGACTGAGGATCTCTTAAAGCACCTTCCATAATCTTCTTCACTGTACCATAACGGATATTACTCTCAAACATACCGTTATGTATCCTTAATTGACTCTTAATAAGATCATCATACTTAAAGAATAGTTTTCTACTCTCTGGTTGATAACGACTTTGCTTGGTATGTAGAGCTTCACTTCGGATATCGGTAATATAATCTGTTTCTAGAAAACCATCCAAATTAACCATATCTATTACGCACATATCTGCAGGTATTTTTCTAGACCTAACTAAACGAATTTCTTTGACTGCAAATCCACTTTGAACTTCATAGAAATTAGTATAGTCTACCTGATCCTTGCCTTCTTTAAGAAAGTATAGGCGAAAAGTTGGGAAAGCCTTACGCAAACCAAGCTGTGCATGATGTTTGATTTCATTCATACCAGCAGTTATGATATCTTCATCAACTATATTATGAACAAATCCATCCTTTCCCTCGAGAACCTCATTTTCTTTTGATTGAAGATCACCTCCAATCTCCCACTTTTTATCTATACCTGGAAGATGATCCATATTAGTTGGACCGCTCTGCCTATATACGTGCTCTTCTTCTTCTGTAATCTCTACTTTCCTACCAGTTTCCTCATCAACAGCTGTCTGCTTATTTTGCCGTACAAGATTCTGCATGCCTGTCGTTATATCGCCTCTGACAAATACTTGTATCTTGTCATCAGCCTGCTGGGCTAAAACGCTATTGACTAAATAGAAGTCTGCTTCTGTATCAACTACACGCTTTGTTGCAGGATGCTCGGGCAGTTGCATATCCGGATAACATGCTTCTACATCATGATTAACCTCACTAAACTCAAGTGCAAGGAAAGGAAACACCTCAGATAGATCACCCTGTAACCACTTCCGACACACCTCTCTTATTTGGTGATTCATGGATTCAGTGAATTGATTTAACTTATCAAATAGCTTTACATCTCCACCCCAATACGGATCTATCTCCGCTATGGACTTCAGTCCATACATCTGTTTATCTGTTGCAAGTGCAAAAATAGTGGGACGTCGCTGAGTTAACTCAAGAATCTCTTGGGCACACTCAAAAAGAGTTGCTTGCCCTCGCTTCTCTGCCTCTTTCTTCGATAAAAGCATCCTAATCTCAATACCGGCCTCAAGCGCTGTCAACTCTCTAGCAGCAAGATCGAGCACACCTAAATGAGAAGAAAGTAAATCTTCTGGTATCGTACTAGAGAAAGGATAGATAATATCCCTTGGTCTACCACCACTTAACTTATTAAATAGAGCCTGTATAAATGCAGTAAATATAGCATATTCCTTATCGGCAACATTGAAAGGCTTCTTCCATACACTAGGATTAAACTCAGAAAATGTCACACGCACCACACTATTCCCTGGATTACCTGGTGTAGTTTGTATATCAATATGTTCTGGAACAACCATATACCCAAATTCGCCCTTTGAGAAGCCAGCCATTTTAGCAAAAGGAGTTTGAATTTCCATATGCTGGTGTTGTGCAATATGTCGATAGTTAACAGCCTGATCCTCAAATGCTTTGATGTAGCCCTGGAAAAGCTCAAGTAAGCCTTTACCCCTCTCGGTTACATTAAATGTTAATGTCAGCTCTCGATCGGCAGGTCCAAGATACTGGTGTGTAGGCATCTGCTGGCTCAACAGGGGTAGATTAGCAATCCTACTGGCAAACTGTACACTTGCATGAACAGGAACAAATTCTGGATCAGCATTAAACTGAAAGAGCCTACTAAAAACCTTATATCCGGGATCTTCCTCTATCCATTCTCCTGCTCCCTCTGGTACCCCATAAGGAAAGCCTCTAAATTGTTTCCACATCATACGGAAGTATTTATCTGGAGCTATCGATGGACCATACTCATAACTTGCAAGTTGATTCTGGGTATATCCTTTTATAAATTCATTCCAAGACTTTGAGTAAAGTGGATTTCTTACTTTCTCCTGCATCTGGTCATACAGCGTAACCTGCTCATTCTTATTATACGTTGAATCTAATGATTCATCACGTCCCTTTAAAGTGTCCGCTATATGTTCTTCCAATGTTCCTCTTGGTGCGTATGTCCCCTCTACGGTTCCCGCATATGCCAGATCATAATTATACTTATTAATATTAAGTCCGCGTTGTGGAGTTGGCTGAAAGCCCTCTGGACCTGTAAGATCAGGTATTGCAGCCATGTCCATAAGAAAACGCTTACGATACCAGAGTTCATTAATATATGGCTTATAATTAAACCACATGAATTGCAGTACCGCATTTAACGTAGTAGGTAAATTAGGTACACTCTGCACAGTAACAGAAACACAAGTAAGCATCATCGCATCAGTCTTATCGCCAGGCATAAGTGTTTTGCGTAAGTATTCATTCTCTGTCCAGCAAAATGGTGTCTTGCGAAGCATATGAAGCAGAGGTACTAGCTCTGAATTTACAGCAGCACGATTCGTAAATACCAAAGGTATAGTCACTTGAATCATACCGTGACCAGTACGCACCTTCTGTGTGGTAGAGGTACGCAATACGCCTATAGAAACATTCTTAATCTCATGCTGAATATTAATCTGCTCAGGTGGGATCTGGAAGACAAGATGATTCAACTGCAAACGAGTAGGGGCTGGTGTCTCAATGATCTTTTTAGATTCAACAGCACTCTTCTGGACTGTATCATCTTGCTTCTTTTTAACCTTAGGATCAGTCTTCTTAGCTCCTGGACCTGAAGCAGGCCGTGGACTGGGAGGACTTATATTTCTCTTCTCCCAGGCTACAGCAAAGGAGCGTAGCTCGCCAATCGTTGCGCCAGAAGCCAATAGCACCTGAAGTTCTGTATAAAGCGCAGTGTCGTCAGTTCTGATATCAATTCCACCACTTATATTTAGCTCAATTGTTGTAGGCATTATCTATTCCCTTATACTTGCCAACCCCGCAGTGAACCACTAGCTGAATTGCCATTAACAAAATCATCACGTCGTCTTGAGCGCATCTCTCGCTGTACTTCATGTCTTGTAATACGCCTGCGTGTATCGTTGATATTTACATTAACCGGATTTCCACCAGCCATCTGTGATAGATGTCGTGAAAGAGCTTTATGATCTATCTCTTTGGACATATTGAGATTAACACGATATCCAGGTGCTGAACCGTGCTGATAGTGAACTGTTTTTTCCATTCTAGGCATAGGCAGTCTTCTTGTATTGCCCTGTGGACCACCAGCAACCTTCCCACTTTCCACAGACTCAGGAGTAAGATCCCTAGGCTGTGCAAACAGCATTGCTGCCACTGCACCTGCGCCGGCCGCTATCATAAGGCCTCTCTTATGACTACGCATTGTATTACCTAATCTATCGAATACCTTAGAGATATGACCACCTGCACCAGAGATCGTTTTCCTCTTAGATGGATCATCTATTATAGCATCACTACTAGCCAGCGCCATAAAGGTCCTGGCTCCAGCCCTGCCTTTGCCAGCAAACATAGCTTCATATTGTTCTCGCTTTTCTACCGACATATATTTCCAGGAGTTAGTTAGTTTCTCTAACATGTCATCAAAGTAACTTCTGTGACCAACCTTTAAACCCAGAACATCTCTAGTCCTTTGCTTTAAAATATCATGACGTCCTTGTTGAAAGGCTAATGCAAGCTCTTCTGCCACACCTGCTTCCATTTTAAAGTCATGACGAGCTTTAAGAGTAGTCTTCTCTTCCATAAGCTCGGCCCAGAAGTTTGCCTGAAACCTTTCCTCTAGCGTAAGACCAGCTTCCTCTGCCGCGGCACCCATTGGCCAACTCAATCTAGCAGTAAATGTACCAACCTCTGTTTTTGAAGCAGCATCCCGGGCTGCTCTTTTCTTAAGAAATTCAGAATCCCATTTATCTCGGAACCATGCTTTGGCACCACCCTTTTGGGCGCCCTTAATATCTTCACCAAGTACTTCTTCTCGTATGTATTTATGCTTCGCCATCAAGCCAGAAATCTGACCAGACTCTAGTGCTCTTGTAGCTTCCTTAAGCGAGTTGCGATTAGTAAACATATCTAAAGGCATTGGATCAAAATCCAAATCAGCAACAAATGGCTTTAAAAGACTTTCACTCAGATATAGAAAGTTCCTTTCTGCTTCCCATCCTAGTCTGGCACGAGGAGCAGGACCAACCATAAATAGATTAGCAGACAATGGACCTCGAGCAGGATGTTTAATAGCTGCCATTGGCAGCCTACCTGCATAAAACAGTTTCCTAGATTCTCTGGCCATGTCACGATCCATCAGTCCGGCCTTCATTCTTTCCCCAACCCACTTCTCAAATGTAGCACGATGTATAGCACCTGTTGGGATCGCACCGGCTTTGCCAGCAATATCCGGCATCAGCTCTCTACCAATAGCGAACGTTCTTGATCCTGCTACCCTACCACCTACCTGATCTCTTGCTCTTGTTGCTATACGTCCTAGATTACCAAAGTATGCCTCCAGAGGCCTGGCCGCAGCAAGCTCTGATACAGGTACGCCTGCGGCACCGACATCTGCCTGAGCAGATATAAGGGCAGACCTTAGATTAACATCAAGATCTTTTACAATCTCTTTACCTTCTGCTGTAGTAAAATAACCCGTATGTCCAGTACCCATGTGGGGTATCGCTATTTGACTAACATCTTTTCCGGCTACACGATATGTTTGTGGTAGATTAACTATACCACCTTCTTCTTGGATAAACTTGGCTCTGGCAGCAGCATCTCCTAGCAGGCCCTCTATTCCACCTGGCCTTCTCGCTAGCTCTTCCAGTGCGACACCTGGCTGACCCCCTCTTGCAGCAGTAACAGCTTGTTCTAAAAGTGCTTGTACTGGTGCATCTCGCTGAACCCGGCCGCCTATATCTCCTGCTATTTCTTTCCAGCCATACATATTGAATAGCCTAAAGGCATCATCAGTAAATGTACCAGCCTTACCTATACCAAGCATCTCAGCAGCTGGGCCAGGACGTAGATCCTCAAACCGTGATGCCAGTAGTTCAGGAGCAAAGTGATGTTTCCACCTCTCACCGCGGCTCACTAGTTCTCTTGCTAGTATACCACGTCTTTTCATCAAGTCCTCTGTTTGATAGTAAGCCGCTGGTAGATCTCCAAACTTTCTCTGCCACTCTGCCTCTATCATCTGATTGAATCGTCCTACATTCTTACCGGCACCCTTATACTTTTCCCATGGTTGCCATCCGGCTCCTTCTACAACAATACCTTGAGATTCACCATATAATCTTTCAGCTTGCAATTCGGCTCTTTTGAGAGCTGAGGCTCCAGCAGCAGTGCTAACATCTAGTGTCTTTACATCAATACCTCGAGCCTGTAAAAGTTCAAGTGCCTTTGCTCTGACACCAAGCTTACGAATAGCCTTAGGATCTGCATATTCTAACGAGTGCTTGATACCACCAGTAGAGAATACCTTCTGTGGATCATAAGCACTATGCAATGTGACCTCAGTGACGTCACCAACAGTTTTGAAATCTCTTATCATAGTCTCAGTGCCATAGGTTTTAGCAAACTGAGGACCACTCTGAGTAAATCCTAAAAACTCACCTTCTTTCAATAGAAGCTGTCGTGACATCTCCTGGTGAGCAGGAGTACCTGCAGCCTGAGACAGATATGCATTTAACGTCTCTTCTACTGTAGCACCACCTGTGAGCATCTGTTTAGTAGTAGCATTATCTCTAAGGAGTGTTTGGATCCTTTCAAAGCGCTTAGAAGCTGCCATACTAGGATCGATCTGTATAGGACGAACCATACTAGTTCTCATGCCTGCCTGCATCTCGCTAGACATCATAATGACATCTTGACGAGGCATAATCTCTCCCATCCCAAGCTGTCCAGCTGCAGCCTCTAGTCCTGAAGGAGATACCTGGAAGAGCTGTGCTCCTCCTTCTCCTATTGTCCGACCCTTTGTCATAGCCTGTGTAAAGTGTTGGGGAGTAACACCACCAGAAGGTAGCTGTGCCATTCCTGCTTCAGTCCATACCATTCCCTTTGATAAGGCATCTGGAGTCAGACCTGCAGCCCTACCTTCTCCTGCCAGCTTTGCCAAGATTTGCTTACGCTGAGCACCAGAAATACCAGCTTCTGGCACAACCATTTGCTTACCATATGTGAGTCCAGCAGATTCCGCGGCCAACACACCACGCTCATCGCCAGTATAGATCATTTGCTTTCTAATCTCTGCCTGTAGAGTACTAACATCTCTTTGTGTTATAGCTCCTTGCTTCTCTACTACAAGATTGCGTAATCTTTGTAAAGAATACTGTGCAATATCCATCTCTTGAGCAGGTGCACCTGATAAATACTCTAAAGGATTACCCAGTACCCTACGTGCATAGTAGCGTTTTCCAAATGGCGTAGTGAGCGCACCGAACTCATTAGGCAGAGGTATAGTCATACTGACTGGACCACCGGCGCGATGTATATTAAGCATCATCTCACTAACAGCTTTATCACCAACCATTTTCATTTGGAACGTGGGCAAAGTACCCTGACCAGGTCCAGCACCCATCATATCCTTAGTAAGCGCAGCCAAATCTTCTAGGTGAGCTCTCAGCGCCTCACGCTGCATCTTGCTCATCATTAACTCATTCCTAGATAATGCAGAAGATACAGCCTCTACATTTGTTACTGGCAATGCCCCAGTCATTCTTTGTGCAGTGGGTGCAAGCCCACCAGCTGCAAGAGACCTACCTATCTGTCCTGGTTTTATTCCTTTGAACTCTTCTATTGATTGTCGCAAAATAGACTTAAGTGCTGGAAAACCCTCAACTGCCTGAGCTGCTGACTCTAAAGATGTAATAGCACCTGTAGGAGTACCAGTACCAACCCTACGCTTAAATGCTTGTAGAATAGGATCTCTTAAAGCAGGATCTATTTGACCAATGTTAGGAGCCCATCCTTCTATACCAGCAAACCACTGTCCAGACTGTCTACCGACCACTTTACTCATTGGATCTATAGCTGGTGGTATAAAAGCAGAGCGCATAGATTTCCATTTTGTGCCTGCATAACCCACTAAAGGAGCAGCACCTAATAGAAAAGGCAACGATGATCTTCCACCTTCATAGTCTTCTGGCATAGCTTATGTTTCCCAAAACCTTATAGGACCACTTCTTCCACCTGCAAATCGTGTATTTCGATCTTGTGTTCCATCGTAGAAACCATTATCATTTCTCTGTGCCATACGAATGGCATATCTAAATCTATCCTTTTGGTTATCATTTACAGACATAGTAATCCCACCACCATTAAGTGTTGGAATTATATTAGCAAGATCAGCATCATGCGACTCTAAAAGGCTTCTAAGTCTTGACTGCACTAGCTCTGGACTTTCTGCCCTATCCATATCAAGAGGAGCTGTTGATTCATCAAGATATGGTTTCCTTGTCATGGTATAAAGACGATCTTCCCACAGATCATAATCATGGAAATCATAGCCTTCTTGTCGAACAAACTTCATCTTTACATCTTCAAGATCTACCCGTGGATCCCATCCTATCCAACCCTCATCTGGTAGCTGGTGACTCTCGAAGAAAGCTTGTACTTCCTTCTGCCTATACCAGTCTGCATACCGGTGTGGTTCAGCCTTTCCCTTCTTTACTGCTAAAGCATACTCTAAGCCAAGCTTAGGAGAATGTGGCTGACCCTGGCGATACATATCATCAGAGACATAATCTAAAAGCTTCTCAGAATAGGCCTGGTCTTTTGCTGCTTCAAGACCCTTCTTACCTGCTCTACGTACATCTTTAGCTGTTCGCTGGAGATAAGCTGAGCGATAAACCTCTTGAAGCTGTTTTGGAACGAGCTCTAAGATCCTAGCTTGTTTCTCTGGATCATGCTCTTCCCTGAAAGAGGCCCAATAATCTCTTTCTCGCTTTGGCATAGCACGCAAGATATACATCGGGTTACCATACGGATTCATTCCCGTCATGGTTTCCTTAGCCTGACGCTTATACATCGCATAAGACTTTGCGTCACCTATTTTCTGAGATGCTCTTGCTAGCCTCTTACTTTTGATATACTCTAGTTTATCGAAGTACTCTTCTAGATCTCGTTGGCGCCGGATATGAGGAGGCACTCCCTCGTAGCCCATAACATTGGCAAACCGCCACATACCTGGCCTAAGGAAATTATCATATACCCTATTCCAGAACGATAGATCAGTACCATAAACTTGTGATTTCTCATAGTCTTCTAATGCAGTTCGCCTATGGATAAACTTACCAACAGGAGCTATTGGAGGAAACATCATTTGTTCTACTGGAGTCTCTATCCGAGATACTATATCCCAATAGTCCATCATAGCTCTATCAATAGGACCAGCGATATCTTGCTCTTCCATTTGCCGCTCAGTCATATACTCAGCAAACTGCTTTCTCTGCTTGACTGAGCTAACTTGTTTTCTAATAATTTTGACTTGATTTTGTTCTTGCTGTGAAAGCGCACCATGCTTTGCAAGCGTTGTCATACGCCTGTTGTGTTCTCCATACTGCTTAGAGTACGGAGCGACATCAGCAAGGATATTGAAACGATGGAATTGTGAGTAATCCTCAGGGGCTACGCCTTCTAGCTCAGGATGTAAAGCTACATAACCCGCACCAGGCAGACGCATCTCTCCACGAGGCACCTTGCCATACGGATCTCCAGTTTGGAAGTTGATAAAGTAGTCTTCACCAGGCAACCAGTCTGGCATAAGGTTAGCAATAGGATTATAATACTGACCCCGGTCACGTCGAGGATTGAGACGACGATAAGCTTCAGTAATACCAAACGGATCACCTATAGCAGCATCCCAGTAAGCACGCTTGATACTTGCTATCCTGGAAGCTTCTAGCTCAGGCCGTACATCAAATGGTGTCTCTTGGCCAACTGCACCTCTGACCATGAGCCGGCCTATCCAACCTACAATACCTATTGTATCAGAGTAAGTCTCAAGAGTCTCTTGTGTTAATTGAGTGAAGGAGTAGGGATCCCTTGGTACATAGGGTGCTTCTCCACCCAATGAAGGATCGGGTGCTTCTCTTGGCCGCGGCTCCCAAGCAGCTGGCTCACCTTCTGGAGTCCGCCACTGACTGGTATGCATATAGCGAACTGGCTTAAGGACCCTACCTATGGTAGCCTTATATATAGGATCAACTAATCCTAAACCAGTATCACTTGGACCTGTTATGGGATACGGTCTATCGTAATAGTGAAGCTTCTCAAAGTAATATGGATCTACCAGATCTTGTAGTAGGGGTGTCTTTTTGATTGCTTTAAACAGCCAACTCTCATCACCAGCAAAAAGAGCCTCATCCATATAATTAGATCTTGCCCTTACAGACCAGTGAGGAGCATAGTACTGTGGTTTCTTTCCTTCAAACTTCTGGCGACCAAAGGTCCACCAGCGACTCGCCATAATCGGTACTTCTTGACGGCCGGAGTATACCTCTTCTAATTCTTCTGGGGTTTGAAGACCACCTAACAAGCGAGCTACAGCACCAGGCACCATTGGCAAGGCAGCAGCTGCGCCTATCGCCATGCCTATCATACCCCATCGTCCAGTTCTACCGTACTTTTTGCCCTTAAGCATTCTACCTAAGAAGCCGGGAAGACTCTTAGGTGTGCGGACTCTTTCTAATACCTTAGTGGGTTCCTGTGTTATAGAAGCAATCGCACGATGAGCATAACTGGCAAATGCACCTGCTAAACCAGCAGCAAGAGGCAATGCAACGACCCCAAATGGATCAGTAGAGCCTGGAGCTACTTGTTCTTGCCATCTGGCATAAGGGCCAACTACCCTGCCAAAGGTATGGGCCCTTGCCTTCATTACAAATTCTGATGTTTCTGCAGCAAGACCCGGAATACCACTCTCAGCGAGAGTACCTCCACCATATCGTTTTAATAGCTGATCAACAGTATGATATGCAAACGGAAGACCTATAAGAGTTAATGCAGCACCAGGTCTAAAGAACCTCTTACCAACCTTAGCACTCTTCATCATCTCTGGACGCAACCAGCGTCCAAACATTCTAAATGTGCCACCCTTATAGACGCCACCTAGTCCAAAACGATTCTTAAAGTGTGCCTTTTCCCAGAGTTTACTTGCTGCGCCTAAAGCACCACCAACAACGCCAGCTCTTTTTTGAGCCACTATATCTTTATCATAGTGACCCATTACTTCTAGCATACTCAAGAACGGATCATCCATCAACTTGAAGAATCGTTGAGTCCACGTTCTTGTAGTGGCCTGTAGATAGCGCCACATTGCTTGCGTCTTGCTCTTACCTCCACCTATCATAAAAGAGGTAGCTTCGTCTATGTCCTCAGGACCAAGACCAGCTCTTGCAGAGGGCATTAAACGCTGACCACCTGTAATCATCTCTTCATAGGCAGGAGCTATTTTACCAAAGTGCCAAGTTTCTGGTCCAGCTGCACCCTTGGGTACATACCTACGCATCATAAGATGCGCGCGCTTTAAGATCTTTTGTCGCTCACCACCGGCACCTTTTTCAAGCCACAGAGCACCGCCTTCAAGTGTCATACCTCCAAGCATATGGGCTTCAGAGATATGTTTACCAGTAAGAGCAGAGAGATATCGTCTATGAGCTAATGCTTCTTCAGCTGTAAATCTCTTAGTAATACCTTTAGCAGATGCAAATGCTGAAAGGTGCTCATAGATTCCAAAAGTACGACCGATCTGACTAGGAGAGATTTCTTCAACAGCCTTTGCGACATTCTTTGCAAGGTCTATATAACGCCACTTAGGTATCCCGCCTGGAAACTCACCCAAACCCATCTGCCTAGCATAGATGAGAGATTCCGCCAAACCAGTTCTACCAGCCTCTCTAATACCCCAGCCCAACATTCTAGGATCACGAAAGAATGTTTCTGTAAATGCCCGGGGCATGGGCTTGTGCGCTCCCCACCAGATACCACCAGCTGCAGCACCAGAAAAGGCGAGGGCACCAACGCCTCGTGCGTAAGACGGGTCTGCCTCTCGCCTATAATTGTGAAGTGTATTAACTGGTTGGTTGGACCTCAGCATTAAGAGTTTCCTCGCATACGATCGAGATTCCAGTCTCCCTCAGGTTTAGCTAATTCAGAATCCACAAGCCTCTGATTCTCCCCAGCAAAATCTATAAAGTTGGGGATATTAGGCTTTTGCTCTTCTGGAAATTGAAGCTGATCACCTGTTATTGTCTCTACGAGAGCAAGCTTCTCAAGCATATTATCAACTGGCATCTTTCTAAGCTGTTCAAACGTATATGCTGGAAATACTGATATAATCCTCGCATAGATCTGTAAAAATAGATCTTCTGAAACTGCAACTCTTGTATCTACTAAACGTTGGAGGAACTCTTGTCTGCTGTTAACTGTTGAAACATATAAAATCTGCTGGGCAAGAGTAGTTACAACACCTGCTTGCCAATTATCGAAATCATCTTCAGGTAAAGGGTGATCTATAACACACTCTTTAAAGATATCTTCTTCAAGATCAGCTTTCGCTCTAGGAACTGTTCTAAAGAGACCTTTATACAGTTCTGCCTCATCGTAACCAAGGGGGCGCCAAATAAAGCCGCCCCACTCAAATTGAGTTACGTATAGAACCCCATGTTCCTTGTAGGCAGTAATGACATGTTTCATCGTAGCCTCTTATAGTTTGCGCACTAACATCACCGCTTGATCTGGCTCTAGAAAGTTAGAGCCCTCCATGATAACAGCATGCAAAGTAGGAATAGTGCCGGCTTTACCGCCTGCAAGATTCTCAACACCTATTGTTGGCCACAGGACACAGCGCTGTACAACCATTTCCATGTAGTGAGCATCATCTTTCGCTTGCTGGATTATGTTCTTGTACTCCAGACGCGTAATGGGACGCCACACATACTGGTCTTCCGGATCAAAGCTCATGAGGAAGACCTCACCATACCGCTCTTTCCACTGCTCGACCTTACCATCATCGGGACCTGCTGATCTAGTCTCCCAATTCTGCATAATAGGATCAACACGCTGCTTGTCATCCTTCTTCTCAGGCGCCTCTTCAGGCCCCTTTTCCTCACCTACGTATGGTTCTTCAACAGAAACATTCTCATCCATAGGTTGTGTTTCTTCTTCACGTTTACGTTCCATCTTAACTCCTTTCTTATACTAACTTCTCGAGAAAGTTAGGTGGTAGCTCTCCTGCTACTACACCATCACACAAACAATCCTTACAAATAATAAGGACAGTATCTACGGCCTCAATAAAGGCCCTTTTATCTAAAGATCTTATAGGGAAAAGACAGAAATAACAGAATGGATGCCCTTCTACATCTAAAGTAGGATCTGTGTCTTCGTCGTCATCACGAGACGATCCACAAGTAGGGCAATGGGTTAGGAAAGGACATTCATCTATGCAATCAATCATTAGGTTACTTTCTTAGCAATAAACTCATACATCTCTTGAACTGGTTGCCCTGAAATTTGTATCTCTTGACTTTCACCTATAAAGTGAACGCTGCTTAAAGTCTTAAACGGTATCTTATCAAATTCAGACTCAGCAGAATATTTGATTCTAATATCTACACTCCTAAGTAGATCTGGCCTAACAAAACCACCTTCAGCTATCTCATCCTGCTGTCTCTTATGAGCTTCTTTTTTAATATATCTCACTAATGCTTCTTGGCTACTGGGTACACCATCAAAATCAGCAAAACCAGACTTAGTATTCCTTTGTGCTCTAGTAGCATTAGTCTCGAATCTATCCAAGAAATTTGGATCATCAGCATGCTTCATAAGCAAACGCAAATATCCTTGATGTATAAAATTGACAAATAATCTGCCATGCACTATTACTACACCCGGTGCAACGGTATCAAAATACTGAGAATGATAACCAAAAATAGGTTTCTTTGATTGAGTAAGAGCAAACTGAATAGCTGTAGCATCATCTATAAGAGTACTGGTACCAAAGTATACAGAGATTTGAGCACCGCTTACAGCGTCATACCTATAAACTCTTCGGCCATACAGCTCTTGATAGAAGTCTACATTTTCTATATCTTCTTGTGCTACTGGCCAAATAAAAGATCCTTCAGACCCTGCAGGTCCTTTTCCAATTATACCGACCATTAACCTTCATCTCCAGGTGCTTCCATGGCTGCAAGTAAACGTCTAACCCTTACATCTTGTGCTAGCCGAGCAAAATCTGCCTCACCTTGAATAACATCTTCCCAATTTGATGGGCCATCTCCTCTCATATCAATCATCGGTTCGATATGTCTAGCTACAAAGTTGACCACATTCTCTGTAATAAGATCATCGATACTCATCGTCTGGCCTTCATTAACAAGCTCAACACCGAAAAGAACCAATTTTGATATAGCTCCATACTCATTAACAAAAGAGATAGTAATGTCAAAAGGCGGAATCTGATCAATCAGTACTGCTGCCCATACACCATAATTATCTTTATCTGCTGCATCAAGCTGATAGTTTTGTACAAGCATTGCACTGAGTACTTCTTTATTGAAAACAGTGAATATCATAGTCCCACCAATTGTACGAGGACCACGAGTATAACCCTTTACGCTAGTACGTCCTAAAGTACGAACAGGAAATTTCTCCCTATGAGTGGAATAAGTAATAGTTTGTACGTCACCTAGTATCTCTGTCCTAGACTCCTTACCTTGCTCTGCATTAGTATCAAAGAAACTTACTATTGCTCTGATATCACACCCAGAGAAAGAGGTATACTTTACCACTTCGTCTGCATCAGGCGATACCTTATCCGGATCAGCTGGCTTGACATATCCCTGTTGGATAAGCCAATCCTCTTGCCGAGCAACTGGATCTATTTGTCTTATACCTCTATGATTGCTTACATTTTCAGAGACCATAGGTATGCACCCCTAGGTAGGATAGGAAAAAGAAAAGGGAAGAGAGGAGTAAGCCTCTCCTCCCCTTGATAGGCGGGTTTATTTTGAGGTTCTCTTATCGTTCGCCAGTTAGCATATTGCCTGCCGGGCGCCATGGTATAACTGCCCGTGCGACATAGGTCATATTTTGTTCTGTCACGATATCATCGATCGAAACACCAGAACCCTCATTCAGGATCTCTACACCGAGGATTCTCATGACCGCAAGCTGACCGTACTCGTTGGCGGCTGTTAGAGTCACATCAAAGGGCGGAATCTGATCAACATACATGGCCTGTCTGGCTTCATGCTGATCACTTAACCTCTGGCTCTCGGCCTGCAATCCAGTCGGAGTATTAGGATTTTGCGGGTCTTCCACATTCAGTGACTGATATGTGGATGTTGAGAAGAACTCAAGGTTCCGGTTAATCTTAGGCTCATCTTTATCAGCCAAGTATTTCCGGGATTCAGTACCCATAGTCTCTAACAAAGCAGCACGATCGAATACGATGAAAATCAGAGAACCGGCGATACCACGCTTGCCTCTATTAAAGGCACGTGGATCAGGGGAACCCATCGTATATATAGGAGCCTTCTCTCGTGTGATCATGTAGGAGATAGCTTGTAACTCTCCAATGATCTTTTCACCAAAGACTGCTCTAATATCAACACCACTAAATGAGTGATAAGTTCCGGAAGTTTGGCTTATGGTTCTCTCTGCCATTTATCGGTTCCTCCTTAGATAGCACTCAGGCTTACTGTCATATAGATCTGTCGCAGCTCAAATGCTGGAACTAGGAGCAGATCGAGGTTTGCCTTACCCTGTACTTTTTCTACAGCGGATGCTGAAACACTTGCTTCGGCTCGCTGAAGGAGGCCGTCTTTAATCAGGTCTGTAAGCACACGGTCTGTGGTAGTCTGCATTGCGTTCAGTTGTGGAGTCGTAATGCCTTCACCCAAGAATGGATTCAGCACCTCTCTCAGCCTCTTGATCGTTTCAGCTACGATACGAACAGTAGTCAGTCTTTGGTAATCAGAATTGAGACCAGCTGCTGTCGGAGCATCCACACAAACTGTACCGCGCTCACGTGGAGTGAACACGACGTAATGCACACTGACTAGATCGTCCATTCTACTCTTGCTTAAACGGAACGCAGAAGAAATACCCGGTATCACCTTGTTAGTAGGTGCAGACGCGGGTGCCAACTGAGACACGAAGCCTCCGTAGGTAGGCGCTCCTGTAGCAATGTAACCAAAGCCCGTAGCGTCAACTGGAGTAAATAGAATCGGCCAAGCCATGATCACTGAGATATAACGACCAATATCAACGTTTGGACTCAACGGAGTACCATCGGCATACGTATCATCTGTTGTTGCATTGAAGCCAGGACCTCTCTGGGAAGTGAGTACACCTGTAGAGTACCGGTAGGTACATACAATATCTTCACCACCACTAAGAGCTTCTTCGAAGATGATCTGATCAACATTAAGTGTACCTGTTCCGTGACTAATAGTGAACTCTGTAACCACTACACTATCTACAGTACATTTCACAGAACCGGCCACAACAGCCACGTCTCCAGCATCGCCATGGGCGAGGTCAAAGGTGTCGGTAGCTGTAACTGTTAATTCATCATCATCTTCCTCTGCGTAGCTCCAAACATCCATCAGTTTACCAGCCATCCACCTATTACCAGCAAGGCCGTCACCATTAGCGGTCACAGCACCATTCGCATCGTATGTAGGTAAGTAGCCAGCCCAATTAGCGAGATCCTTCAGAGCTGTACTCCGGAAAGGACGCACACCAATCACACCAATAGCATCGTTGTCATTCTTTGTTAAGTTATAACAGAACTCTGCGAGTTGCCACGCAAAATTCGCTTCATGCATTTCCATCGTTACGTCATTATCAGCATCGTAGTAGTACTTCTCGTGATACCACTGAAACATGGTTTCACCACTTTCTTCCCAAGTGCGGAAGTAAAGCAAGCCGTCAGTTGTCAGATAGTTATAAGTAACCTTAACAACATCATCTGTTGATAGGGCAACGAGGAACTCAAGCTGATCAACATCATTTGTACCAGCACCACGATTAAAAATATAGTCATATGCTGCAAAGATGCCATTTCCTGCGTCATCTTTCATGACTAACAATGATTCAGGGTTCACTCTTTGATGGTCTAAATCAAGAGTAGTTTCTGCTCCCAGAGCGATTTCATCTGGCATGCCGTAATCTACGGCAATAGCGGAATCATCAGCGATATTAGGAGTGTCATGATAAACATCCATGGGCACAACTATATCAAGCTGAGAGGCTTCCAGACTAGCATACGCCTTGTGGAGGGCTTCATAAAGATCCATAGCTGTACCATCTACACCATCGGTACCGCCTATAAATCTTGATCCGGTAACTGCCACTAGATCCATTCTGATCGGGACACTTTCTGTACCAATATCAGTACCTGCTGCTTCAGCAGAACCGCTGGTAAAGCATGCACCTAAATCAGTTAGAACCTCTGCCTTGAGCTGCTCGTAAACAACTGAGTCATCCTCATCTGTCACAACGAGACGCTCTTCGACCTGGGACCACCAGATATACAAGTCTTCTCCGGCTTCATCGTCTTTCTCAAATGTCTCAATGGTGATACCGAGAGCACCAGCATCATCACCGACATGCAGCAACTTGGCGGATTTTGCACCAATGCGCATAAGAACCGCCTGCTGGCTTCCACCAGAGCGGACTTCATACATGCCGCGGATCAACGTACCACTGGAACCAAAAGCGTTCGAGGCATCAGCCGGTCGAACAACTGGATACAGTGCATCCGCAGTGCCTTGTGCAGCAGTACCAAGTACTGCGACTACAGGAGCAACATTAACTTCAACGATCTGAAGATTGCCGTCCGTTAAGTCAACATAAGTACCCGGAAGATTTGGAAAATCTGCCATTTAGATTATCTCCCTTTGCCTGCTAAGTTTCTGAGGTGTTATGTAGTTAACCATGTGTTACATCACTCAATTCGGCTTCGAGATCTGTAGTCACAAGAATATTAACTACCATTTCTTCAAGGACCTTTTCTCGTAACTGAGTTATTTTCTCAGTACGCACGAAATACGTTAAGGGCCTTCCAACCAGTCTTTTCTCTAGAATAACGAAGTCATTATCTCTACCATTAAAATACAGTTGATTGACTCCTCTAGATCTGAAAAACCACATATTGTTATTCATGAAGTCTTCAAACCAGAGAGCAATTTTATTAGCTTCTTTGTTTGTTTGACTCCATATGCAAAACTCGATGATATTATCTCGCATCCATCCAAGTTCCCATATCTGGTAGCGAGGTAAAACAGGATCATCGTAAACCTCCCTTACGGTAGGTTTTAGCTCTCGAGGCGAACCTTGAGGAGCTGACTTACTCATTACAGCAGGACCACGATCTATAAGTCTTGCTGTAACCATCTCATGCTCATAGTTTTGTGGAGGATATTCTTCTGAGAATATAATCAGCCTATCTTCGGCTCTACCTTCGGCAAGCTGATATGCTCTCATAGCCTCTTCAACTAAGAGATAGAATCCATCAATGTCAACTGCAGGAAAGGGACTGCGGAGCCTATTGGAAGGGGCTCTGTGAATCTCTTGCAGCATTAGTCTAACGGATTCAAGTTCTTGAGTTATTGCTGTCATCCTTTACCTTCTAATCCCATTCCCTGCTAGTGCGGTAAATTACCTGTCGATTTTTTGCATAGTAGAGTCGTGGATCTCTTGAAGCCTTAACACCGCGCCGACCTACTACCTTTTGAACTACCGTATTGGCTGAAGGTCCAGCATCGGGCCTTTTAGTCCAGCCTCTTCCGACATCTGGTCGATCAGGATCGTAAAGGCCTTTAATCGTCATCACTGGTCGGACTCCTTGTCCACCAGATAGTAATATCTCCTCCCATTTTTCCACACAATCTTTCATCTTGTCGAAAAATGCTTCTTTCTCTCTTGGAGATACACCTTCATAAGAAACTTCCATATCGGCAAGTCTCTTACTCTTACCTTGGCTATCCATTATATTGGCAAAGAGCAGGTCGTATACAACGCTACAAATAACCCATTTCTTTCTAGCCAACGCTACTAATGCAACATTACCAACAAGAGTTGGTACTATCAGATCTGCTTCTGTTGAGTACTCTTGGATCAACATAGCAATCGCAATGTCTGTTGTATTATCTGCAAATGGACCAAGCTGTACTTTAACCTGTGCCACTGTAGCATAAGCAGGTGATATGGTAGTGGCAAAGTTTAATGTGTACGTTCGCATGATAGTATCATCAGTAGCTGTGATATCAGCCAATGTTACTACCACTAATGCATTCTCTGGAAAACTAGCTGTTGGAGTTAGTACCAGTTTAGTCTTGTCATCTGTATCTACTGTAGCATCATGATCAAAATCATATACTGGGGTAACAAGACTATCATCTCCATTTATCGGAAAATAAGAGATATTAGACTGGTACGTGAGAATATCTTTATTCATGAATATAGTAATAGCCCCACCATTAGGGACTAGATCTATCGGCACCTGCGCAGTGTACTGCGCAGGGTATGTAGACACCACTGATATACCTTCCAATGATTCTGGAAAGTCTTTCAGGGGTGGTGCTATTTGTGGATCCGATGGATCGTCTGGAGCTTCATCTACGATACCGGTCTGAAAAGACCATCCGTAGAGTGTATCTATTGATTCTTCACCTCCTGCAGTTGTTATACCATCATCCAGAACAATATCATAGTCAGCATTTTCTAGGAATGGTAAAGCCGATATAAATACAGCCTTTTCATCGTTATACTCAAGTGGAAAGGTAACTGCACCTTCTACGATCTCGCCGGAGGCAACTGTTTCATGATTATAGATTCGATAGGTTCTCAAAGCTACTACTATATTAAAGGTATCGGTATCGATTGGCTTATTAAAGTCAACCTCTATCGGAACCCCTTGAGCTACACCCACTGCACCGTCATTAGGACTTACTCCAATAATAGCAAAAGGTGGAGCGGTCGTTGTGGTAGTAGTCGTTGTAGAAGCCATCTCGAACCCTCAGACTACGGAACAGTAGTAGTCGTTGTAGTCGTTGTTGAAGTGGTCAGGTAAACGGCATCCCAACTCTCGAACAGCACCTGGTCGCCTACTCTAGCATACATTCCACTAGTTGTCAGTCTAACTTCCCCATCCTTCAGGTCGGAGACACTAACAGGCGTAGCACCATCAAGCTTAACTTGTCTTGGTCTTAGCCTTGGCATAAATTAGTCTCCTTATTAATCGTATATAATCCGAGGGGTGCCATACTGATCAGCAACCTGACGAGGTGCGCTTAGATAGCCATCTTGTCCAAGATCTCTTGCAGCTTCGGCAGGATAATACTTGGCAACCATATGTTCTCCGAACTCAGGTGCGTCTTCAGCAACCAGAGTAAATTCCCGATCTGCTTCGGTAAAGTCGACACTCGGTGTTAAACGAAGACCATTAATCCACACCTCTAATGTGCCAGAAATAAAGCTATCGGGTAGAGAAAAGGTAACCGTACTGCCGTCAAGATCATCAGATTTATTTACAACCTTAGGCAGGATTGTTCTTGTGGACATTTAAAAAACCCTCGCTGGTTACGCTAATTGTATTTCAATCTGCTCTTCGTCTTCAGCTGTAACAATTCCTGCACCTCCAACCTTATTGAGCTTCTGCTCAAGAGATGAAAGAACAGTCTTACGGCCTTTACCAGCTTTTTCCAACTCAATAGCACGAGTTAAATCATCACTTCCATAGGTATTGTCACGAAGCTGATCTCGTATACCGCGTACGCCTTGTTTCAGAAAGCTTTCAACATTAATTACTTGATCTTCAACACGACGATCCTCTTCTCCCTTCTTTTTCTTCTCTTCAACTACAGGATCAGGTTTTGGTGTCTTTTCTTTTGCAACAGGATCTTTAGTCTGCATGATGTTTCCATACTCGAGACCTGCGTTAAGAATCTGTTTGCAATGCTTGTTAAGCTTATCAAAGTTCACCTTGACCGGACCAGGTTGCTGAAAGGTAAGATGCACAATCAGTTTTCTGGAGATAGGATCAACTAATGACCAAAAAGCAGCTCTTGGTGTCAATTTAATGAACATAATATGTTCCTTTCTACCATCTGCGAGATTTTCTGCGCCTCTTTAGATCTTCCTGCGCTTCTTCTTCTCGCTGTAATTCTCTGCGACGTTTCGCCAATCTTTTCTTTCGATGCCTTTTTGCAGAAGGCTTCATAAAAGAACGACGCTCAAGCACATGCTTGATTGTACCTTCTTTCTCCACGATCTTTCTGAACTTCTTTACAGCAGTTTCAAAAGATCTAAACTCTCCAACTTTCACTTCAAGTGCTTTAAACTTGTTCAAGTGAGAATTATCTAGATCCAAGGACATCTAACACCTCAATTCTATGGGGTCGTCGTTGTTGTAGTCGTTGTTGTAGTCGTAGTAGTTGTGGTTGAAGTAGTCGGTACAACTGGAGCTGTAGTTGTTGTTGTGGTCGTAGTTGTAGTAATAGCAAAGAATGCCTGAGCTTCTGGGAGTTGAACAAGGATCATATGGCTCATTGACCAATCATCACTCGCTGTTGCTCCCTGAGCAATCAAGCGTGCTCGCAACCTCGCTTTACTCCAATCTGGTTCGTCGCTCAAACCATCCATGAGCACAAGCTGGTCGTGGAGATATTTCTTACTAAAATCTAATGCCATATTACGATCTCCCTGTTATATACCTACACGGAACTAAACATAAAGAAGGCTTTTGCAACGCCAACTATAACATCGATTCCGATTACTGGAGCAAGGACACCGCCTAGAAGTGCTGCAACAGCACATCCTATAAGAATGTACTTATACACCTTCCTGAACTTGACTTGTTGTTCTTTCTTAGATGTAACAGACTCTTGAGCATGGGTGTGCCATGCCTTCTCGCGGGCAATCTTCACTTCATCGACGCTATTCTTCACACCAGTTACGCATCCAGCAAGTTTATCAAATTTCGAGTCCAAGTATTTCTGGTGCTCGCGGTTCCAAGTCTCGAATGTGTCCTTACTTAGAGGCTCACTCATAGTCAACAACCCGTCTAGATACAGCCCTAGCCTTAACAGCTAGGGCTGCTCTATACTAGGAAGTCAGCTTCTAGCTGATCGGAGTTGTTGGCGGGATTTCAGCTACGCTACCAGCGATATCCAGAGTGGTTCTGGCGGGCAGAACAACCTGGTTCGGTCTCACGTAGACGTTCTTGAGCACACCAATTGCTTGACCTTCATTAAGGATCGCAATTGCATATCTTTCCCGAATCTTGATCTTTCGGATATCACGTGCAGGATCATCAAACTCTTCCGTCATAGCTTCCTCATCAACGATAAGGGCACCAAGATTGGCTGAGTCAAAGATCATGATGTCTGTAACCTTAGTAACTGGGTTATAAGGCACAAACGGAGACACGATGATCCGGAAAGGAATCGGAAAATAACTCGGCAGCACAGGCGCAGAATTAATATTCTGGCTATAAGCAGTCAATGGATCACTACTCGGGTCAATACTCTGACCTGGAGCATAACCAAGACCACCCTGTCCTGAGTTGTCCCACGGGGCGCGACCAACGGGATTACCCTTCCATGAAGCGAAGAAGGTTCCACCGCCAGCAGCTAACGCGAAAGCGCGCAAGACAGGATCCTTAATCCACATGATCCATGTCAAGGGATGCATCAGAAGTGTATCTGGCATCCAGCCCTGTGCAATAATCTGTCCGAACGCATCAAAGATGTCGTCCATGACCACGGAGCCATTAGCTGAGCCGTCGAGGCCTCGACCGTGTGTCACACCAAACAGAGAATTGGCGGGAGTAATATTGTCAAAGCAAACTACACCCATACTATTGATGTAGTTGAATATCTTTTGCTCTTTGTGACGAGCAAGCGCTCGACCTGCAGCGCGCAAGTGCATTCCGATGACGTCGTACTGTGAGTACTTAATCATCTCATCTGTAACCTTAACTGCAACACCGGATTTCCCGATAGTTGCTGTCACAGTAGCACCGCCCATCTGGAGCTGACGCTCTGGATATTCCTGACCTTCAGCGATATCTGCAGCGACTAAGGCGCCGACAGCTGGAAACGTAATCGTTTGACCAGCATGATACTCGATCCTCTGTAGCAGGGAAGTTCCTACTAACAGCGGCTCGGCTGCCTCTTTCACTATATTAGATACCACCTTAGGGAGGAACATCGCGGCGTTGGGCACACTGATGGCGTCTTTCATTTCCACCCTGTCTTTGCCTTCTAGCATTTGCCCATTGTTCCGCCAGACGAATTCGTAGGTGGTATAGTCATTGAATTCCATTTAAATGGATCCTCCTAAGTCTATCTGTTGATCAGGTTAATACGGCACATACCTAACGTACCGTCGCCACCGGAATAGGAAATCTGATCCGGCAGGCCAGCGTTAGCTGTACCAGGCATCTTGTCTAGGTCGCCCATACCTTCATAGGCTGTACGCACACGGTCCAGATAATCCTTCGGATAACCTGTATCGATCTTCCACACCTGACCGAGAACATCATCAAAAGCCTCTGAGCCAGCCCACTCAACCATATCGGAGCTAGCATCAAAAGTTAAGAAAGTTCCAGGTGTAAGTGCAGCACCGGAATCAAACACGCAGCTGATCTGAGGAAACTTGATCAAGCTCTTGTCTGCAACGACAGGCAGCTCAATGTAGTAATCGCAAAGGACCGCTACCTGATGCTGTCTGTTGTAATTGTGATGGGTATACTCTGATGGATTAAAACCATCGCCACCGGCCCAGCGGAAGAAATTATATGGAGCTATTCCGATGGGTGAACTGATTGTAATAGCATCAGCGGCAATATCATTATCGCCTGCAGCCATGTCGGCGGCATCAAAATCGATAATGCGTTTAACTACAGAGTCGCCCTGCGCAGTGAAGAAGTTCTCTACGACTAAAGCAGCGCCTAAGCCTAATCCAGCAAAACTTGTAACTGGAACATCATTACCAGTAGCAGTTTTTACTGCAACGCCACTACCGACTGGATCAAGATCAGCCGCATCGTAAAGCGCAGCACCAGCTGTATATCCAGTAAGAGCTAGAACAGCTGCTAAACCAGCAGCTCTATTAGCACTCTGAATACCACCAGCGCCGTCCCAAGCGGCCTTATAAGCCGCAGCTTGCAAGGCTAAACCAGCGGGAACCACATCGCCATTACTGTCGAGAGCAACTGTCTTTCCAGCAGAGACTACATAGTAGTCCTCGGAATATTTATCGAACCTGACCAGCTTGAGGTAACCAGCTGGCTTCAGTTCCTCCGCAGGACGGATACCTTCAGAAATCTCAATATTTGGAGTCAGGTTACCCACATGGTCCCACCCTTTGTGGTTTGTGGTGTAAGGTTGGTACATTACTTGTTATCCTCCTCGTTATTGTCTTCGAACTCGAGGTTATTGCCATATTTCATTTTCATGGCATCGAGCCATTTGCGGGCAGCCTCCGCTCCGGAACGAGCATGGATTCTATTAAAAGCAACCATCACTTCGTCCTTAGAAGGTATTTGCCCCTGAGATTTGGCGTCCCCACCGTCTACTTGAACGGTTGGGTCTTTCACAGTCCCTTCGGGTTCACTTGCCATACCGTCGTTAAGTCTTTCTGCTGCCTTAGTAATATCAAAGGCATCTTCCAGTTTACTGACGGAGTCTCTCATCTCTGCGATACCGTTAGTCATGAACTCATCTTTAGCGGCGTCTACATCCTCAATAGACTCACCACCTAGGATACGAAGTTCAATCGCACGATCTGCAAGACGATTAGTCAACTCAGTTGTGAGCTGAACGTTTTCTTCGCTCAGGATGCGGTAATCATCCTCGAGCACCACCAGTTGATCCTGTTGGACTTCGATCTGTGCGTCTTTGGCTTCTACCTGTGCACCTGTTTCAGTACAGGTAGGACAATCTAGTTCAACCTTCAGTTCAATTAGTTCGTCTCTCAGCTTGTTGAACTCAGTCAATAGCTCTTCAGCATCTTTCTTCTTACTACCACAAGCGGGTAATGAAGACCAATGCTTACAGACGCAAGCCTTGACACCAGCAGGATTAGGTGCATGCCGCGCATACGATATAGCAGCAATAGCACGTTTCTTTGTGTTCACTGGATAGCTGCCCTTAGGGGCACCACCCGCAGGACCACAGAAAGGACCTGTCTTGTATTTGCCAACATTAGATCCGCCGGGCTTGTCCTGTGGACGTTTCTTGGCGGCATCTTCTTCATCAAGCAGGTCTTCAGTGTCATCTGTTGCTTCCAACAGAACATCATCGCCCGGTAACAATTCAGTATAAAGATCGATTAGCTCATTGATCCTATCGAGATCGATAGTCTCTTCTGTCACTTCTCCATCCTTATTTTCTTTGTCACCCTCAGGTTCACCATCTTTCTCGGAACATTGCATGGTATTCTGTCTCCGATCAAGTGCTTCGATGATAGCATCTTTTATCCCAGGAGCATCATAACCCTCTAGCACGGTTCGTGCAGCATCAATGTGCTCACTATCATGCATCGGGAATGCCTTGCTCTTAGGATATGCAAAATCAGAAGTCTTGAGTAGACCAAGAGTTGCCTCG